ATGTCACAACCCCACCGAACTTCCAAATCCAAAGAGATTCCTTAATGCTCTATGGAGCGTATGCGGCTACGAACAATGGCGCCAGAGCATGGTTGCGAAGCTGACATCGGGAGTGGCCGCGGTTCCCTCCTCAATCACTAAAGCTTGCTTCTTGCTGCCCGCCCCACCGGATGTGTCGTCCGGGCTCTCGCCTTTATGCCATGCGACTCTTATTGCGGACAGTCCCTCGCTCCACATTTGGCCCTTTGGCGCTTCAAGTTGAAGCACGTTCCATCTGCCGCAAGACTCATCCACAACGAGTCCGCCGCGCCGTTTGATTTCGTTCAGTAACTTTCTTTTCACTCCTACAAGTTTACCAGATCGCATTTGTCGAAGTGCGTAAAGTAAGGCGTTATCGCTCATTTCGACACGTAGCCACCGAGCCTCAAATAATTTGTTGACACGATTTTGGCTTACCTGTTCAAGAGCGAGTTTTCGATCCAGTCGCACCTGTATAGAACGAAAGTGATTACAAACAGCGATTTTCATTCACACCTTTTCAATCCTGATTTCGGCGTGGTTCATAAATTCGGTATCATCATCGATCTACTCGCCACGTTCAGCGCCTGGTCGACGTTTTTTACAACGTGAATCTGAGCCTTCCATGTGGCATGAAATCGAACCTCGTCAGGCGTCAGCTTTTGTGCGCTCAAACATTTGTCCCCATTCTTAATTTCCATCAGCCACATATTGCCATTACGCGCGGCGAGCAGATCGGGACAGCCGTTGCCGACCGCGGCGAGCGAGACGACGGAGCATCCTGCTTGGCGCAAGGCTTTGACGATGGCCGATTGGTTAAGATCGACCTTGGCGTAAATGCGTTTCATCGTTTCTTTCTCAATTTCCCAAGCGATTCCAAAACGGAATACATTGTGGCCGCACAATGCTTGGGGTCTTCCTCAAACATCCAATACCGTCTACCAGATGCCAAACAGTCGGCCATTATGAGCAGGTGCCGACTGGCTGGGCACGTATGTTCGATCGCTCGTTCTGCGCGGCGTCTAACGTTTTGAAGTCGATTACAGGGAAGCATATTAAATCAAAAACGGTTTCTTTAGCGCCTGTTGCGCCTGGTTGTTCACGCTGCTTGCTCCATTTCTGCTCGGAATTTGCGCCATTCTAGTTCGATTGCGGTCGGCCCTTTCCCGTCGCGCCGAATCTTGCCTGCCACTGTGAGTCCTTTAGCGAGATTTTCGGCGGCGATTAAGCGATACCGACGGCGCTGATATTCCCTGTTGGTATTTCCAAGCGCCGGGACGCCAGTGTTCAATTCCCGCTTGATTCGTTTTTGGCCACGCCGTTTTCCACCGATTGCAATTCCAGCCGCCCGCATCCTGGCATAGTAAATCTTCTGTCGCGCAGCTTTCCGAGCATTGCCCTTGAGACTCTTGGGCAATATCCAAAACGCTTCGGTCTTTCTCGGTGTGCCAAGCGAAGTCAAACCGAGGTTGCGAAAAGCCTCGGTGCGAGCGTGGCTAAGTGCGCGTTTGCGTCTGAGTTGAAGTTGGCGCTTCGATTCTGACAGTGCAGGCGGTTTAGTTTCGGATTTTCTTTCCGTCGCGCGACAGGTCAACCCACGTTCAACAAGCTTCGCCCTGTAACGGCGCTGGTAGACAATCTGCATTGCGGCAGGGTTTAGGATTGTCGCTTCTGGGATGTTCACGCTCGCCTTTCGTGCGCCAGAAGTTGATTCAACCGCTCTTTAGCTTCCTCCATTGTGATTTGCTTCCCTTCATACTTCCACGCATAGAACGCGGCCACATAAGGCTTCAGCCAGTCTGAGTGTTCCAAGAAATAGGGAATTTCAGGGTCCACTCTGCCCTGAATTTGCAAGTGGCAAACCTGACATAATGCCAGAAGGTTCCACCAAGAATCGTTCGATTTGTCGCCATCAAAATGATGCGTTGTGAGAATCTTACCCGGCACTGATGGACTGCCGCAGCGGATGCACTTATTACCAGCGCGTTCTCTCGCCTCGCGTCGTTTCTGTTGGCCGTCTGCGTTATAGTCGTTTCGGAAATTCCTCATTTCATCGCCTTTCTATCGGTTTAACAATTGGTTCGCGGATGGTCATAGGTAAGCCGTTTTTACCGTGCCGAGCTTGTTGAACGCTCGGAAGAAATCCCTCAGCTTCAGTTCCGGCCCCAAGTAAGTCACGACACTACCCTTGGTGTTTCCAACCAGAATTGATCCGTCTGGTTTGCGGTAGTTTGTGCGCCCATTCAGGAAGCATTGCGGAAATTTCAGGAGCGGCTGGAACCACTTTTCCGAGGTGCAGGCGTAGGTTATGCAACAGGCTTGATTAAACCGGCCAACGCGCCACTCGCCCATTAGTTTTGAAATCCAGAGTTGGTTTAGGCCGCGCCCAAATGGGTGATTTAGCCAAACAGTTTCGGCTTCCCATCGTTTCGATATTCCATCAATCGCTTTTGTGAAGTATCGACCAGCGCCAACAATCATGTTCGCTGTTTCGCAACTGGCGGGATCAAGGTGAATGAACCCCATGCAATCCATTGCCGCCTCGATAATTTCAACGGGCGTGTAATACTCCACGACGCCGCTTGTCTGGTTGATTAAAGTTGCTGCATTCATATTCACGCCTCAAAAATCACACGCCGAATTTTGATAACGCGGGAACGCTTGCGGAGCGGCTTGTCTAACCCTCGTTTGTACGCCTGAGCATCTATTCGATAATAAAATTGTCTCTCATGCAAATAGCTCTCCGTCCCGCATATAAACTTCGATTGCACCGCGTAAAGAATGACGCTCGATAGGGGTTTCATGGCTTTAATGTCATCCCGCATATTTGTAGCCCCATTCATGCACGAGGTAGTCGATTGCATCGGCTTGGCGTTCGGTTGGTTCAAATTCCTTACGATCCTCGGTTCGGATGATTGGCGCCGGTGCCAAGATAACCCGCCGCTCAATTTCGAACTGTCCCAGCTCCAAGACTTTTAAGGCCTGCGCCTCTGAGGAAAAGTGTTTCATTTCAAACTCGCTTTTAGTTTCTCAAGGTCTGCCTTGGTTTGTTCGCTGATGGTTCCCTGGTCCGGTGCCGAGTCCAGGAGTGCGCTTGCAGACACGGTTTTCGTGGCTGGCCGCACGTATTGCGCTTTGAATTGACGCGCCTTATCCAATTCGCCTTGCCAGTTCTCCAAGACGCTCTTGACCGAAGTGCGGAGCTTTGTATCGGTTTTCGATGCGGCTCGACGGTATGCCAGAATTTCAAGCCATTCGGATTCGGCTGATGGCCGGCGGCAGACTTCGACTAGCGCAAATTCCTCGTCGTAACCCCAACGATCTTCGGGCTTTCGGTTGAAATGCTTCCCGATTTCAGCCTGAAGTTGCAGCGTCACGTTTCGCCCATTTCCCCGGCCCCCTATCCCTTCGGAAGATTCAGAGTCAGATACAGATACAGAACCTTTGGTTGTGTTACACCCTAGACGATCTCTAAACTGAGACTGTCGCTTTCGCCCATTTTCACGAGAAATATACTCTCTTTTGAGTCTGCGGCTGGCTAGCGTTACAGACCCTGTGTTATGGAGCGTTACAACCCCAACGTCGCTTGCCAGTAGATTAGGTAGAGCGGCATTCAAGTCCCCGATACCGCAACGCAGGAGCGTCGCCAGCTCTTGCCGACTTCCCTCAAGTTTGTAGGTATCGTTCGCTATCATGACGTTTAGTGCCTCAATCCAAAGGCCGCGCGCGGCGAGTGATGTTTTAGCGATTGTCTTTTCACTGAGCCAATCTCGGGAGAACCATTTCTTCCATGGGAATTTCAAAAAGTTTGTTTTAGAGTTAGGTCACGGGGTCAGAAAATAATGGGTCAATTTACTTTTACTGTTCCGTCTTCAATCAGCCCGAAAACTTTATCCCCGATGGGTTTGGCGTGATCGCAAAGCTCTTTTGTTTGTCCGAAGCTATGGACGGCATAAGCACCCCCATACCTCACCTCGATAACGATTAGTTGTTTCGCGGCCCACTTCCTTGCCAAGTCTCGAATGTCAGCCATTTGTGGTGAAGGGTTCCAAGCCATATTAATAGTCCTTTGCGTTTATTATGATTTTTAGATCATCCTCAGTGATGCGTTCCGAATCTCGGAAAGCCTTTAGGCGCGGCTCAAACTTTTTGTCCAAATCAGCGAGAACATTGTCGAACTTCTTCCGATCCGAGACCGCCTTTCTTCGCTCCATGCTTTTCCATTTCCTCTTTGCCTTGACGCCTCTCTTTTTGGGTTTCACAGCACACCCCTTTGCCTCAAGTCCTCGTCGTCACGTTGGAGCGAGTAATCGTTTCTGGCTTCCTCGGCGGGATCGTAGTCGTCGCTGTCGTTAAACCATTCCTCGTTAGCCTCACACGGCGCACAGAGATTGCTATGCACCGACTGAGACGGCTTGCCGCAGCATCGACAGACACGCGATCTCATTCCCCCTCCTTATCCGGCGGCAATGGCTCGCCTTGGCCAGCTTTGCACAGTGGCGCCCAAACTATCGCCAGGAGGATTAAAAAGCCGATGATGAGTTGGATCATAATTATTTGTTTATCCACACGTCGAAAATGTCCCTAGCGGAGGCCAGCAGTCGCCAATCCTTTGCCATTTTCATCATTATCAAAAGTTCGTCCTCGTCCTCCATATCCAGCATATGTTTTCTCACCTTGCGGCTCAAATTATCGACGCGGAGCAGGAAAGACCCTCGCGCCTTGGCTTTGCAAATTTCTTCAATTTCAACACTCACGGCGTTATCCCTTCGTAATTTGGTTGGGTTTCTCGGTCGGTGGAAAATGTCATCGGGATTCGCTTCGGCGGTGGACCTCCGTTTAGATTCAAAAGCCTGTCCCATCCCGCCGCGAACTTAACCGTAAACGCTTCCAACGCCTCGCTGAGAGCGTCCTGATAGTCAGGGTCGGGTTCAACGTCCACCATGAGCACCGGATACGGGTTGCGCTTGCTGATAAATCGCCAGCAGGGGTATTTCGTCACCCAAAGAGCCATTTGAACTTGCCCGACGTATTCGGCAGGGACTTTTCCGGCCAACAAGTAGCGGACTTGCATGGCCGGACCAGGGCTTTTGATTTCCAACCCACGATTGCGCTCCAACCCATCAGGCGACACGCCAAATAGCCCGTCGTCAGTCGTAATGAACCCTACGCGCTGCACTTCGGCGTTGAACTTGAATTCATACCACCCGATTGCGTCTTGCTCGCCCCAATGCCCCTGGTCCGCATTCCAGAAGCTATTTGACGGCAACGGCCCTTGCCATTTCTCAGCCAGCTTGCGGGCGAGATATTTTTCAACATCTTTGCCGGTCCTGACTTTGCCCAATGGCGTGACAAGTTCATCGGCCTCGCTCGCGGTGACGACCCCGGCGCGGGCTTCCAGCCATTCCTGCGAACCTTGTGCCACGTTGATTATCTTCATTTGGTGATGACTTTTCCATCCTCCACAACGAACACGCCAATGTTCTCAGGCTTTTGGGATGGAGCCTCGCCCACAATCGTTGCCAGAATTGTTGTTTCCCGTTCCTTGGCACGATTCACGTAGTCGAATATCGTGCGGCCAAGTGATTCGCCGCGGTCTATCAAATCAATCCCAAAGCCTTCTGGATAAAGCGCCGACAACTCAGAACTGAGTTGCATGATTTGGCTGGTGGAAAGCATCCCGGCCTGAGTGCCCTGATAGGTAAATGTTCCATCGCCGTCGAATGAGAGTCCTTTGATTCCAGACTTTTCCGAAACGCCTTTTAGTTTGGCGGTCTTTTCTGTTTTTATTGCCCGCTGGCGAGTTTCGAGAAGCGCCAAAGCCGTTTCATCTGCCTCTTTCTGGTTTTGCCTTTTGACGTTCTTTTCAAGTTGCTCCAATCGCACCTTGTTCGCCGCCGCTTCGTTGATTTGCGCTTCGATTGCGGACGTATCCGGGGACGGTGGCATCGCCATTATTTCTTGCGGATTCGTTCTTTCCAACCATGCGGAAATCTCTACAAGTTCACCCTCTGACGCCTTGAGATTTGCCTTTAGCCGTGCAATTTCCTGATTGAGCTTAGCCGCAGCCTCTTTGTTCCGTTCAATATCCGCGTTAAGCCTGATTGCCCGGCTGTTGGAATCGGAAATCTCCGATACCGCCTTTGAATGCGCAGTCTTGACGCTTTTTAGCTGTTCGCGCAGCTTTGTGTCATCAATCACTTGGACCGGCGTTAAATCAATCTCGCCGTAACCCTTAATCTTCGCTCGCAAATCCTTTGCCTTGCGCTCGCATTCAAACGCCTCGCCATCCAGCTCGGACGTATCGATCGCCAGAACTTCAGCGAAGAACGATTTACGTTCTGGCTCGCCCATGTTTTTCAAATGGTCCTGATTGAGCAGGAACGGATTCAGAAATCGTTCTATCTCAGCGACGGGGCTTTGCACCGGCCTGCCATTCCTGACAAAAGTAATGGGCCTCGCCTTCGTGCTTTTATCCTTGGCGATATACCACTCACGCGAGATTAGCCCGCCGTCGAAACCGAGTTCTACCGCCGCCTCTTTCTCGCCATGGCGGATAATATCGCTTGGAAAGGAGCCGCCGAAGCACCAGCGGATCGCATTCAAGATCGTGCTTTTCCCCTGTTTCACTTCGCCGTAAAAGAGCAATAGCGGCTTATCGAAAGTGATTGTCGTGTCGGCAATAATGCCGACATTCTTAATTTTCAGGTATTTGACTTTTATTTGATTCATCTTGTTGATTCCCTTTTTCTAAGTTCGGCGTCCAATTCGGCATAGCGCACTGAGCCGATTTCTTCGAATTCCTTAGCGCCGGCGAATTTCAGGAACTTCACCATGTCGGAGCCAGTTTCCAGAACGCGCTTTTTGAGGCTTGCCGCTTGCGCTGCCGTAATGAAAGCACCCTCGTTGCGCCGGTCGTCGTCTTGCTCAATAATGATGTTCAAGCAGTTGCACAGAGCGAACCGTTTTGCGTAAGTGCTGGCGCTTCCATCCGATTGGCTTTCTGTAGCCCCTGGCGGACCGCCGCCGATGCGAACCGCAAACTCATTCTGGGAACTGTGACCTGAGGTATGGCGCAGGGTGCAAATCTGAATAATGCGCGGGCCATCATACTTCTGAGAGAATGAGATCGTGAATCCATGCTTGATGAGCAACGGACGCACTTGATCCATAATGTCCTCGTATGGCGCATAAGCATATTTGACGTATTTCTGCTCACCCGCCTTGCCGCCTTGAACGGGTTTCTTGGCAGTGATATTCGGCATTTCGGCTTGCAGGGCATTAAAGGCGGCATTGAAATCCTGCTCCGCCTTCTTGTCCTGCATCTTTTGAAAAAGTTCCAGCATCTTCCCAAGAGCTTCGGTGTTCTCGGTCGTGATGCCTTTATCGAGCGTCGTTTGCAGCATCATCCCGACTTGCGACAACGGATCGTCGCGCAGGGCGACTGGCTGAGATTCGATTTTGGCTAATGATTCATTCATAAATTTCACCACCTCGCTTTCTGCGGCCCAACCGCCGCGGCGTTTTCCCGGCCCTTAATCGCGCTTACATCCGCCATCACCTCGGCCTGAGTCTCGCGCCATGGCGTATAAAATCCTTGGCACGAGGCGCGATAAACCGGCCCTTCACATTCAAGTTTCCAGCCGAGTTGCCAGAGCTGTTCAACGATGGTCATACCTTCACAACCTCCGTGGTTTGTGCCGACGCTTCGCAGATCGCTTTGTGCTTGGCCTCGGCTCTTAAACCCAAGGCATCGTTGATTTGGTTCCTCAAAATTTCCAGTTGTTCCCAAGTGATGAACTGCCGAATTCGGTCGTCAGACACTCTAAAAAGAATGCTGGTATAGGGACGGTCTAGTTCGTCGGTTTCGACGTGGGTTACAAGTCCTTGCTCTACGTAGCTGGTTACATCCATAAAATTACTTACTAACCGCCGCGATTATCGTCCACACAACGAAACCGAACGCGAAGATGAATCCGGCCAGCACCGCGTAAATCAGCACCATTTGAATGCTTTCACTGCGATCAACCTGGCGCTTGGCTTTTTGGTAATCCGCCTCGGCCCTGTTGTAATCGTCTAAAAGCGTTTCTGCGTTTTTGTAATTCTGCCAATCTTGAAAACGCTGCCGAGCTGCCTGGGATTGTTCTTCGCAATGAATTGAATAAAGTGTTTTCATTTGGATTCAATTGCCGATGCGTCGGTAACTTCACAGACCGAAACGGCGTCTTTATAGCTGGAGTGAACCAATAGAAAGCGATGGCCTGAATTAGTGACCATCATCACCCGGACAGAGCAGAAATAACCATCGGCGGGAATTATGGTTTTTGGAATACTGTCCGCCTCGGTGATGTGCGTTGTGGCCCTCTCTTCATAGCACCCGGTTAGTAACAGCGCTATTAAGATTGAATAAAGTATTTTCATAGATCCTCGCGGACTTTGATGACTTTCTCGGCTGTTTTAGCCGCCGTAAAATTCTGCAATTCCGAGCTGGTCAATCCGTATTCAACCAGATTTCCAGCGTCGTTTAACTTTACATAAAATTCCCTCGGCTCCGGCTTGATGCGGTGGTCGCAATTGTTGTCTAATGGAAAATTCTCCTCATCACATAACCACCAATTGTTGCCACTTCTACACGTTTGCTGAATGCGCTTTCCATCCAACCACGCCTGAAGGATTGGGATGAGTTGCCTGATTTGCTCTTTGGTCATCGCACTTCCTCTGGTTCAGGACACATCGCGTAAACATCGGAGCGGACAATCCGCACCCATCTGTTTTCCATCAATCGGTATCGCATTTTTCCCTTCACTGGTTTTTTGTTGTCATCAAGTTTGATGAGGTTCTTGTCGATTGTGTCCACGCTCCATCGCAGGTATTCCGCCGCTTCACTGCGCGTTACCCATGGGGAGTCGGGGGTCACAAACTCAAAACCTCCTGTTGCAGCCGTCGCGCGGACGATTCGCAATGCGCCTCGTCAATGTCTATGCCAATTGCGTTTCTCCCCAAGTCTTTGGCCGCTCTTAAAGTGGTCCCACTCCCCATAAATGGGTCTAAAACGGTATCCCCCAGATCGGTAGTGGCCAAAATCGCCCGCAATGGATACTCGAGCGGGAACGCACACGGATGAAACCCTGAAACCTGATTGCCAAGTTTCCAGACCGTTAAATATCCAACGCAGTCTTGGTTCCATTTGTGCTTTTCCTTTACAAGCCAGTAAATTCTTTCATCAGACGGCCCAAACATTCTGGCATTTAACGTGCAGCTGCCATCGCGCTGCCAAATGATTTCTTGCCTCACCCTCCACGGGGAACGCCTAATCCAATCCAACGGGAAAATGATATTGCCGTCACGCCATCTCAATTTATGGTTGTAAAACAAAGATCCGGTTGCCCCAATGCACCGATGAAGCAACTCCAGAATGTTGGATTGCCATTGCTGGTAATTTTCCTCTGGCATCGAATCAAAATAACCGTCTGAAATTTTGTCTACCCACCGCGTCTCCTTGTGCATCCCTGACGGCCTAAATGTATCAATTTTCTGATTATACGGCGGGCTGGTAACGGCGAGATGTATTTCCGGCAACGTCGGCAAAATCTCGCGGCAATCGCCGTGATAAATCACTATCCCGTTTTCTGAGTAATAGGGGGTCACGCGGCTTTTCGCTTCTCGGAATTCAAATCGATGCGGACCAACGTGCGGATGTATTCGCTGAATGTGGCCATCTTGAGGTCGCGCATCCGTGCGTGGCACTCCTGAAACAGGTCATTCGAAATGGCTATAGACCGCTTGCCCAACACGGCTTTTTTCTCTTTGGATTGTTTGTCTTTCATAATGGAATAGCTACTAATTCGCTAAAAGTAGGAAAACTAACTACTTTTGTCCAGAACTATTTTTCTATCTACGTAGTTTTTCTTGTAGACAAAGGCCGTCCAGTGTGAATAAGTAGGAAGAATGTTATGAATACTAACGAGAAAAGGGATTGGGAAAGGGCTGTTAAAAAATCCGTCAGTATGCCAAAAATACTTTTGGATGAGGCGGAAACTAGACGGCGGGAAACAAGATTAACGACACTTTCTGATTATATTCAGTGGCTAATCAGGGAAGACGTGAACAGAAACAGGCGGATGGCCGCGTGAGCGCCAAGAAGCGGTCTATTAGCGCCCCGGAAGAATTATTTCAGGAAGCCGATGCGCGTTGGAAGCGCCTGCGCTACAAAAAGTTCTCGCAATATATCCAAGAGCTTATAGAATCTGATGTCGAAAACAGGCCCGCGCATGGCGCACGAACCGAGCGACAACCAAAACCAAATCCTGCACCCGCTACAAAGTTGGCACAGTTGGCGAAGACAAGGGCAATTCATTCAAAATGACATGCCCATATTCATTCCAGATTTGCGCGGCCCAATCCGCGAACTGGAACGCCATAGCCAGTTTCTCCTGTTCTGTCATGCCCACAAGCATGGCGATCAATTCGGGGTCGGTAAGGATGGATAACATAGGGAAGGATTTATCCGAAAGTCACCCAACCGTTGCAACGCCGTATCCTTCGGAACGGTTTCCCGAATAATACGTATAGTCAATAAGTGACATTATGCGCTTCCTCGAATTCCTTGAACCGTTCGCCTATGCGTTTGCTGGAATAGCGGCGATTATCGGTGTTGTCTATTTGATTTACGTCGCATGGGCATGGCTGCTATTTCCCTTCAAAGTTTTGCACAGAATGGACCGCCTGATAGATTTGCAGAGCCAAACGAACACGCAACTTGCGGCCCTGAATCAGCGTCTCGGCTCCGCTGAGATTGTTACCGAACAAGTGGACGCATGAGCTTCACCCTACTCACCCCCGGCATCTACAAAGATTCGCGCACGGGCAATTTCTTCGAACGTCCGCGCGTTAATGGCCGTCGAACGTGGCGCAAACTCCATAGCCGCACGCTCAAGCTGGCGCGGGAAGAACTTGCGGCCAAACGGTCGGACCATGCCCGGTCAAAGCTAGGACTCGCCAAGAATCCCTATGATGCCAAGCCGCATTCGATAGGCGGTTTGTGTATTCAATACCTCGAAGCTGGTTGCCCCAATCGCCAGCAGCAGGAACGCACCGGCAAACAGTTGGCCCAGGAACAGTTTCGGCTAAACGCTTTGATACCCTTTTGGAAAAACATATTCCCCACCGAGGTGAAGTATTCGCACTATTCACAGTATTTCAACTGGCGCAAGAAACAGACGAAGAAAGCGCGATTTGGCGGTCGCGCGGTGGACATGGAATTAAACACGCTTTCGAATGCGCTGAGTTGGGCGTTGTCAGTCGGCAAGATTGAGATCAACCCATGCGCGGGCGGGCGCCCACGATTCAGGCCGGGTAACACGGTACGGCACTGCCGCGAGTTCGCACCATTGGACGGTAACGAGCTGCACGCATTGGCCGGCCATTTCTTTGAAGACCGCCGCAGCGAAGTCCTCGGCTGGCAACTGTTAATCGAAGCGATGACGGGGTGTAGAACTTCCGAGGTGTTGAAATTGCGTCTCGATGCCAGGCACAAGGGCGAACCGGGATTCATTGATCATCTTCCTGATTCCGGGAAGGTGATGGTACAAGATGGAAATCATGGATGGCTATGGATAGCTCGCTCGAAAGGCGGGGTGAAACCGTTTGTTCAGATTCATCCGGCGCTTGCTGAGTGCTTGGAATCGTTCAACCGCTGGCATCTGTGGCGGTTCCCAAAGTCAAAATGGTGGTTCCCTAGCTCGCGTAAAGGCGAACATCTGCCAATTGACCTCGGTTCACTCACGCAGGCGCTCAAGATGGCCGGGAAGCTGATTGCTGGCGCTCACCGCACGTCTCACGGCTTGCGAGCCTACTACGTCACCGTGCGGCGTTCCCAAGGCATACCCGATGCACAGATAGCGGACGAAATAGGCGATAGGACCGGCGCGGCCATGATTGTCTCGACATACGGCAGCGTCCCGCCGAATTGGCGCGGCTCTGAGGCGATTCAATGGCTCCCGACGAAGGGTAAACCGGCGTGGACGGTGTTGAAGATGCCGGAGAATGTGGTGGCGCTTGACAGCGGGGTTAAAGTGGCGGGGTGAAATTGGCGCACATTGTAGAGGATGCGAGATTTGTGCTGGCGATAGGAATGGCGGTCGTATTTTTCACCATCATGCTTTTGCTCGGCAGTATTATAAGGCTGTTCGACTTGTTGGATTTGGGAACGGCTGCGGACGTGGTTGCAATCGCGGCGGAAGGATTTTACGATTGGGGATGGGATGCAGTTAGGAAGGTTAAGCCATGAATGTTTCAAAGAGGTCTTATACAACAATGGCTCTGAACTTCGCGCCTTACATCAAGAAGCACCAGACAAGTTGGGACGAGCTGGCTGAACAATTCAAATCCCTTGGCCAAGAATCGACAATGGCCGATTCTCATTTGAGCGCACCCGATCAAGAATGGGATTCTTATCTGAAGAGGGCAACTTTCGCTATGGAATGGTTGGTTAACAAATCGGATGCGGTGCACATTTTTATTCAATCCTCTAATTTTGTTAATTGGCTTATTTCATGCGTTCCAGATGTTTTCGGGGACGCCAAATATCTAAAGGATGCAATAAGCATAAGCGAAAACAAATTCCCGTGCGTAGTTCATTTTCCCACGTCTTCGGGATACAGCTCTTTCATCTATTGGGCAGGGGACCAAAACAAGGAGCTTATGCTTTTGGATATTAGCCGTGGAAACAAATCGGGAATCGGGACACTCGCGATCAACGCCAATCACATAGGCGAAATTGATAAACAATGGCTTCCTTACGTCAAAATCGTTTTAGCATTGGGAATGTACGTGTCGTGCTTTCCTGAAACCGTAAAGACCGGGCCACCGGACGATTTAAGACACCCATCGCTTCATTCTTATAAAAGTTCGCAGACAATTGAAGTGTCTCCAAAAATTGTAAATCCGATAAGCCACGAAAGCCCGACTGCACACTTCAGAAAAGGGCATTTTAGGATTTTACAATCTGAGAAATTCACCAATAAAAGGTTTCAGGTAATTTTCGTGCGGCAGACTTTCGTAAAAGGAAAAGCCGTGACGATTGTTTCCCCGGAAGAGGCTACGGTCTGTAGTTAAATGGTATTCCAGATGGTATACGGCAAGTATCCGGAAATTCCGGACAGCTCAAACACTAAGCGGGCTGGTGCACCCATCAGGAGTTGAACCTGAAACCTTCTGATCCGTAGTTTTCTGTAAGCATAACCGCTGGCAACCTAAAGCGAGGTAAAAAGTCACTTCCAACCGCATTTTAACGAGGGTTTTAGACCGTAGTCGACCGAACTAGACGGATTTGGAATGGTATGCGAAATGGTATACGGCCAAAAGAAAGTTGAAAATAGTTCTTGCATAGCGAAGCGGTTGGGTTTAGTGTGTGGGTATGAAAGATAAAATCTCTCATGGCGGAAGCGCGATAACGATGACGGAATATGAAGTTCGCGAGATAGACGAATTTGGTGACTGTCAAAGCGTGGACCATTATCCATCAAAACGTGAAGCTTTGGAGGCTGGAAAACAGGCGCTATTGGCTTCAAAAGCCGTGGCTATCGAAAAACACACATCGCGTCGGCCTGTTCACTTGTTTAATGAGCCCGACAGATTTACAACTATTGCAGTCATGGGCGATAAGTCCGCGCTGGAGCTTTGGGGATGGAAGCCAGGCGAATCGACACATTTGGAGGATTGATGAAAACACCAAACCCACACGCCGCAGCATTAGGCCGCCTCGGAGGTTCGGCCAAGTCAAAAGCTAAGACCCGCGCGGCCCGCAAGAACGCCAAGAAGGGCGGCTGGCCGAAGGGAAGGCCGAGACGTATATCGGCGGCAGAACTGCTTTGGTGGAAGAAAACGCTTCCGCTTAGAAAGAAACCACTATGACCCCCGAAATTAGCGACGAGGCGCGGAAGTGCGATGCCGCCAAACAGTTGTTAGATGATTTGGATGCGCAAACTTATGCACCAAATAGATTCGCAGACCTTGCCATCATCCAGCGCCACCTTTCGGCCTACGCCATCGCCTATCACGAATCGAAGTCGAAGGAGTTGGTGAGGGATAAGGAACGCAAGGAATGGTTGTTATCTCAATGCAAAATAGTTCACTTTATCCGCGATGAGGCAAACGATTTAGGGAATTATCCCGTCGAGCATTACGCAAACGTTGGAAAACTAATGATTGACGACAACTATATCGACACCGCCATGAACAACACCGCAACAAAGGAGAAACATGACTAAGGAAGCAATCGAACGAATCGAGACACAGGCGAAGGAGCTTGCCGTAATGGCGGCACAGACGAAGGAGATTGAAAAGCTAACCGAGATAAATAAACGTGCCCGCGAAGATTGGGCCGACGATGACACAAGGGTCAAGGAAGCCGCCAAGCCATTCTTTACCGACTTCGAGATTAACGGTGACAGCTACGGTGTTCCGGGTGTCATTGATATTGCGGAGTTGATGGCCAAACGGATTCAGGAGCAGGCGAAGGAGATTGAGGGGTTGAAAGCCCAACGGGAAGGCGTCTCTCAAACCATTGGTCAATTCATCGCCCAGACAGAAACCCTCCGCACCGAAAACGAGAGGCTGAGGAAGGCGTTGGTAAGAATCGCTAACGGGTGGGGGTGGCAAGGAATAATTGCTTTCGACACATTGGGGATTCAAGTGCGAGGCAAAACCTGCGAAGAAGCCAAAGCCCTGCTGGCGGAGGTGCCAATCAAGGCAACCGACCGTGCATCCGATACCAGTGCCCATTGAAGTCTAAGGCAATCGTCACCCAAGCGTCATTGGTGTAACCGTAGGGATAGTTTGTGACCGTCTGCCAGGATGAGAAGTCGCCAGTGGTTTCCAGGCTCCATTGATAGCCCGCTGAATTCGTCGGGTAACGCCACGCCACAAGTTTAACCGTGTTCGTTTGGGGAGCGACTGCCGCGTATGTCACGCCCTTGACCAACTTTCGGATCGGTTGATACTGCGGATCGGGTGGATATTCCACCGGCCATTTGGTTTCCGTAACGCAACCCAAGAGCGTAAGAATCGCGCACAATGCCCCGCACAGCCTTTTTGATGGATTCATAGCGATGATCGTTGCTCCGAAGTTGCTCCAATAGATTGACCGCCTGAATTTCGAAACTATGCGCCGGATGAATTGTGACAACCGAATGCTTATTGATGCCCTTCATTTTCCATTCCACGGCCCGGCGAACCAACCCGCGGGAAGTTTCATTTTTCCCGCGTCCTGCCACTTGCCATCGCGATAGGTGTAGACATGACCGCTAACGTCAGCCCCGAGCCGAACCACGTCCGATTGACTATTTACGACCGTTACTGTCCTGGTCGCGCAACCAGCTATCAAGAAAACCATCCCAGCCGCGCTTAGTGTTTTTAGGAGTGTTCGCATCTTGCATTGTTGGCGGTTTCTCAGCCTGCTTTTGGCCCCATGAAAAGAGAGCGTTGAACAGAGCCGAGAGAATTGGTTTGAGCCAGGACCACATTAGAATTTGTATAGTGCCCCAAAGCGGTATTGCAGACCGTCAAACGAAGTCCATTTTTCGCAGTCGGCAATCAGGTCAAACTTTGCTGAAACCCTGACAGCCAGCCCCGCGCCGAAGATGCCCACCGCGGTTCCGTTATCAGTCCCCTTGCCAGCAATCGGTGTCGCAATGCCACTAAGCGCGAACGGGATAACAGTCAGCTTGCCGCCAATGGTGATCGGCGATTGTAGTTGCAGTGAGGCAGACGGCATCCATACCTTGCCGTCCCAATAATCGAGGCGCAGCGTCGGAGCCAGAAAATCACTGACCTTGTAGGCAAGCGCCACACCCCCGCCGAATTTGTCAGCCTTATCGTTCATGGTGCCATAAGCGATGCCCATGATGTTCGAGGCAGACCCGAGCCAAGTCAGGCCGGTGACGAGTGGCCCGCTCGTGAATGGATTGTTGGTATCGGTTTGCGCCTTGGCCGCGAGGCTGAAGGCGAGGAGGATAGAGGACAGAACTGTTTTCATTTTTTTGATTTTGAAATCCTTGAACGTGGATGTGAAAACTAAGTCCATCGGATAGACTCGCCCGTTTTTAACATCTGCCATCGCTCGCTTGAATGATGCGGGTATTTTCTGTGTTTTTTTCTTCATGGTTTGATTTCGGTTTGAGGTTCAGGCTTTGCAACAAAGGTCGTGTCGTCAAATTCCAGTGGCGGCAACGGGCTTTTCATCACCCACGCCGCGCCATGGCTAATCACTCCGCTCAGAAATATAATCCCCATCCCTTTGAAATTAAGAACAGGCACGTCCATGCCGGATGCGTGGGCGCCAGCAAGTCCGCCCCACGAAAGCAGCGACGCCACGCCGCCGCCGATGCAACCTCCGACCAGGCCATAAGCCCAAGCCGCAAACGCTCGCTTGAACCGTTTCATGCTCATGGGCACCTCAAAAAGTAACTAACGCTACACATTTTAGCAAGGACTACGTTCAATACACTTTATCGCTGCCGATCTTCTTATGCGTCACGCTGAACTTGCCGCCTCGGTCTATCTCCACTGTGGCAAATCCGTGAGACCATTTGTTGTAAGGCCGATACTTAGGCCGCAAATCGCACAGGCAGCCCGTAGACCAGGTTGTAACCGATTGGTGACGGATATTGTTCTCGGTATGCTTACTTTCCTGATGGAAGTGTCCACACAGCGCGTGATTCAATGCCCGCGTGAACAGCCCACGAGCTGGGTTGACCGGGTTTGAGATTGCAAACTTGTATTCGTGCCCGTGGATGATGGTCAACTCCCCGGCATTGATCGCTCGCTGGTCGCCAATGTATTCAATTCCTGAAGCATCCATTTCGAGCAGGCTATCAAACTCGAAAGCAGCGATGCCGAGGAACTCAGGGCAACGGTCAATCATATACTTTTCGTACCGTTCCTCGTGGTTGCCCTCCTTGTAAAGAATCTGGGCTTTTGGAAACTTCGAACGCAACCAAGCGAGGAATGCAACCATCGCCTTGACCTCCTCTTTGAAATTGCGTTCGCGCGGATCGCGACACCACCAAGAAATTGAATGCGCATCAAAAGCGTCTCCATTCAACAAGACAATATCGGGGTTGAAATCAACGCCGTATTTGACGGCAACCGATACAGCCCGGTCGTCGTGGTATGGAACGTGAATATCTGGCAGCAGCAGAACCTTAACGCCGTTTGGCAACTGATAAGGAGTAGGGTCAAGCAGCGAAGTCTTTCCTTTGGGCAACCGAGGCACGACGCTGGCGGTTCGGCTTTTCTTACCGGACAACCCGCGCACCCGTCGAATTACAGACCTTGCATGTTCGGTATTGGTGAACAGTTTGCGCTCGTCACGCATCGCCATTCTTGCGAGCGTATGACTGCCCGCATGAGGAAATTCAAGGCACAATTCCTCCACATAAAGGCGAGCTGGTTCTTTTGGAGTCACAACAGCTAATCGTCTGAATCTTTAGTTTTCTTGCCCTTGTAACGGTCCCACACGAGAAAAACCGTCTTGATTCCGAAATATGCGAACGTCGCCAAAGATGCTAATGCGCCCCATGAAAGGCCGGTAAACCACGCCACAGGATTTCCAATCGCGGCAACCGTCGCCGCATCCCTATTTTCCTTTGCCCACTCGATGAGTCTGAGAAGGTGTGGTTTCATTTACTGGTTTATGTACAAAACATCCCAATCAAACCGAGTGTTGGTCGTAGCCGTAGCCGAGCTAACGATTCGAATGCCGATGGAATCGCCAGCCGCTTCAGTTATTGGAATACTGGTAAACTGACTGGCGGTCGTGGCTGATGCTCCGGCAATCTGTGGAGCCAAGGCAGTTGCAACACCATTCGTCATTACGGTTAGCGTGTAAGTCTGTCCTGCACCTGCTGCCTGCGAGGCTTTGAAATAAACGCCAACCACCTTAAATCCGGTACCGATTGCCTGCCGTGACTGCATATCAACATCCGAAGTCTGAATGTTGGTTACAGCATTGCCCTGTGGTGCCCAAAAAGCGGTAGTGTTCTGCGCCAGCAGTGCATAAGACTTGCCTTGAATGTGATTAGTAGTGATCGTGGTCAATGCCCCTTGGGTGACTGCGCTTCCCAAAGCGAACGTGCCGTTTGTGAATGCGAAATAGGAGCTTGCCGCGGCAGAGTTGCTCATGAAATGACTCTTTGCCCGCACGTTGAATGTGTCCTGTCCAACATCGTTGTAGTCCGCATCCGTAGAATCTCCCCAAATGAAAACGCCATCGTGTGTCGCTTTAGATCGTCTCCCCGCCGCTAAGTCGTAATTGTGATCCGCCTTGTTGAACTGCCCTGCGATCACAGCGGACCAAGATCCGCTGTTGGTATTGTTAAGGCCACCAAGGATGATGCACTTTTGCGCCCCAACCCCACCCGCAAGAGAACTGTCCGCGCCAATGATAGTGCAAATGTCCGAGTTGTTTGGAATGAATGAACTTAGCGAATTATAGATGCCGCCGCGAACACTTGTACCCATATGATTGTCGTCTCCACCCAATATCACACTGATAGCGGTGCTGTTAGAGATAGAGTTGTTAAATCCGCCACCGATAAAATTACCTTCGCATGTGGAATTTGTATAAATGGCATTCGGTTGAGATGCCGTTCCACCCGTCATAACGTTTGCGGCGTCCATCATGTCAGCGAAAAGAAACCTTCTATTGGCAGTTCTCAGTTCAAGCGGATAAAAGTCTGTAGTGCCGAGAAAGCTACTTGCAGCAAGCCCCGAATTTCCGGTAAGGCTCCATCCTGTCGAAACCCCCGCTTCTCCCTTACCTAATAAATTAGTGGATGTCCACGCAATTCCAGCAGGGTCAGATTGCAGGAGATAAACATAAGAATTTGAATTGACCAACCCGAAGCCGCCGCGCGTGAGAGGAGCGGTAGGCCAACTCGAAACGGTATTGGTGCAATAATAAAATCCCATACCATTGATGCGGATGATCTCACCGTTCCCCGAAGTGCTTTCGATTGAAACGCCGGTGTTGGCATCGCCTTGAGGTCCGATTATACGCAGGTTCCCCGTAACCCCAGACCGCACCATATCGTATTCATTTCCAGCAGAATCGTATAAGGCCAAAGAAATTCCACCCGAAGACGCCGCGGCGCTTAGCGCCACATTTGCATTTCCAAATAATCCAACGTTAGTCCCTACCATAACGGAACCGCTCGGGCCGTAGAAGCGAACCATGCGCATATTGTTCTGCCCATTGATCCAGCCCGAATTATTGACCGAATCCCAAAACATTTGCCCATTGTTCGTTCCACTATCCGTGAGGATTTGAGGCGGAATCCTGAATAGAAACGCGCTCGACACTGGGACACTCCACGTAATTGAGTTTGTGTAAATCCCGAAATATCCATTCGTCATTATGTCGACTGGGTTTGCAATCGTATTTGAAGCAATTCCCAACTGGCTCCAATTAACGGTCAGATTCGTTGGGTTATCCGTCCGCGAATTTTCCATCAGCACCAACTTGGAACCATCGCTCAATTGTCTGAACCAAATGGAATTGTTTGTGTTTAGTGAAAGGCAGACTGACGGATTCAAAGAAACATCCTGATTCACTTTGATCCAATTATACCCGACGGTTTTAACAAGATTGCTAAAATTCACCCCCGTCGCATAACCCCACTGATTTGCCGCGCCACTGTCCGACATGAAGAAGGGATTCGCATTGAAGAACGCCACCGCCGCGAAGTGGCCCATCCAATCATTGTAACCCCACGAGTTGTAAAGATTACCATCCCCCGCAAATGTCGGATGGCAGAATCCGAACGCATTGGTCAGGAATATCGATTTCCATTTTGCCTGGTTCATCGTCCAGCCCACGCCGGTATTTCCCGAACCGCTTGGTCCCGCCATCGCGTCATTTGACTCATTAAATATGGCGTTCAGGTCTATGGCGTATTTCGGCGGGTTTGGCCCGCCAGTCGCGGCCATGAACATTCCGCTGGCCATAGCGTGCTTTGCGTTCCTCCCGTTCTGCGCAAATACAGTGCTATAGTTTAGCCATGACCCATCAACATTCTGATGCCCCGACCAATCCTGATTGATATAATACGGATTCAGAATCGCCCCCTGCATCATCCGCACCATCTGATCGAAGTATCCCGATTGACTCTGGTTTACATCCTGAAAGATGATCCCGGCTATGTCATTCGCATACAGGGAGGATATATCCCGGTGAATGCTTTCTGGATTGCAAGTGACGGCATATTCCACACCCGCTCCGAAAGGGTTCGCTCCAAATCCATCCCATTCAGTATTTCCACTGTTATTCGCATAGGTAAGTGCGACTCCGTTCCAATGATTCGTCGCCGGAACAAGTGAAGTCCCGTATATCATCACCCAAGGTTCATACCCATTCGTACGAAGGTAGGTCGTTACATTCGTAGCAATGTAAGGATGGCCGAATAATCCAGCACTAACCCAACCCAATGGAAAACGATTCGTGTTCCAGCAAAGATACCCCTCGAAAGAACGATAGTTGGTAACCCAACCAGGACTCTCCAAAAGGAATGCGACCTGCACGCCGAAGTTAGTCCATGCTTGCACGTATCCGTTCGTTGCAAATACCCGCGCTCCATTTGTCACTGTTGTGATCGTAGTCGCCCCCGGCCCTGTGCTGCCAGCGTTTCTCGTGCTGATGATGAAGAATGGCTTGGTCATTCCGCCCCAGCGGTCAAACCCCCTTGATGGCAAATCTGATAAGGCCGAACCCGAACCGCCATACATGCGGCTGTATATGCCTGAGAAAGCCGCGCCGGAATTGCGAATGTTAGCGCCACCGTCGATTCCAATTTTGTTCGGTAGGGTCGAATCTGATGATGGGCTGAACACACTTTGATAATCGCCGTTTATTGTTGGATTATTGGTAAGCGCAATTACATTAGTAAGCCCCGATCCATTACCCGCGAAGTTCGTGACGTTGCCGGTGATGGAGGAGGCTGGAAGATTCGTAACACCGGATCCGTCACCGTAAATGACGCCAGTGGAAGCGATGGATGGCACGCGGAAAATACGGCCCGAGCCGCCGAGTGCGAGACTGAAGGCGGAAGGGTCGCTCGTCAGGAGATCGGAGAATCCGCCGTTGGCCGTGTTGCCGGAAATTATCAATTGAGCAGAGCTTCCCCCAGCGGCGGCATTGGTCACAATCACTAAAGCACCATTTGCGCTAACGGTGCCGTAAAACGTATTATTTGTTTGAAGCGACCCATCTTTGACAACGATATGATTACCGGGGTCGGTTCCGAATTGGTTCGGGCTTCCGTTGAAAGGTCCGCCGCTGTTATTGAGTGGGAGCCCTGTAGTCGCATCGATATAATTCGTGGCTACAACCTGATTCAGATTTGTCCACGATTTATGGTTCCCATCCGCGTCAGTTTGCAGCTGCCCGCGATTGATTGGTGTGCGATTGGTCGTCTGCCCGAGTGCGCTTACGCACAGAAAAGCCAGCAATAAACTTAAAAGTGTTCTCATGTAAAAATCAGGTAATCCAACTTGTAATTCGCGCTGTCAGTCTCGCCGCTCAAATAAAATCGGAAGCCGTCCAAAGATTCCGAATGGGATACCACAGACGCAAAAATGTTCAGTCCGCCAGCGGGTTTTCTTACCCTCACCAATACTTTCGGCACCGGGAAAATTCCGGGCGGGATAGTTCCTTCGTAGCTAATGGCAAGGCCGGTAACAGCGCCCGCGATTGCGCCATTTGCAATTGCATATGTACCACACGTCATCATTAAAAAATCAGGTAGTAATCGAGCTTGTAAGTGGAGGTATCAGTCTCGCCGGAGAGGTCCACGCGGAAGCCGTCTGATGTAACTGTATCGGTTACAACTAGCCCATAGATGTTGAAACCGCCTGCGGGCTTTCGAATGCTCGAAATAACTTGTCTAGGCACCGCCGATAATCCCAGGCCGGAAACCAAAACAGTATCAACACCCGCAGGTATAGAAAAGGTGCCGGTCGTATTATTCGGCGAGGGCGTGACAACTAAATCGGAGTCCGCCGCCACACGGTTCCAGATTTTGATTGGCGTAATGAGGTCGGTTACAGGATAACCAAGAGCATCAAAGATGGTTATTTCCAGCGAGCATGATAACGGGTCGGTGTCCAGCGTGGTAAACAGGTCCGCAATCGCTTGCGTATTGGTTGCGATGACACCCGCCCACCCCGCTGGCGGGCCCGTAAATGCCGTCCAATTGGTGTTCACCCAATCCATCTCGATACCCGGCAGGCCGATGCTGACGCGTAGTGAATAGTCGGGGTTGCCGGAGTTTGAATCGTAGGCGCCTACACCGCTAGCCAGATAGATATTCGTCTGAAGAATGTTGCCCAAAACGAAATCGCGAACCGGAACCGCAGTCGGATTCAGAACCGAAAGCACGATTGAACCGCGCGGCGATAGATTGGGATTGATGATGAGGTTCATCAGAACATGGTGAGTTTCGAGATTTGAATGAATTGAGACGCACCATCAAAAGGATTGGTTGGGGTGCCCCCAAGTTGCCCGGGTGAACCGACCCAAACGAAAACGCCATCGAAGTTGCTTGGGGTGTCGTAATTGAAAAAGTCCACCCAATCGCCGGGATACCACCATCTGTTACCGCTGTTCACTCCGGCTGTGCCGACAAATGCTGAACCGCTTATTATCCAATCGCCCTGAAATTCAGAACCATTCAGGCTGTTATTATCCGCCGGGAATCTGCCTGTGTAATGGTCGCGCTTGTGTTGGTAAACATCGCCATCGGCACCGGGGGCAATCCCCAAGCCAACTCCAAAGGCTGTTTCTGTCGTAACTTGGACAACGCCTATCGGCAAAATTTCGTCAGGCACCGAAGCTGGGAGGCTTGGATACACATATGCGTCATAAATTGAAGCACCGGGATTAGCTGTAAATCTGTGATATTGAATGGACACGGCACCGTCATAAGCCCCGCCATTGTCCGTGTCTGGAGTTATCTGAACCCAAAATGCGTAATACGATCCATAATTAACACCGCCAACAATTTCTGCCGTTGGATCAAGGAAAAACGTTGCCGGTGTAACTATTAGATTTTGATCTGGAAATGCCCCGTCCGAATTTGTTGGCACGAACGGGCTGGAATAGTTTCCCTGATTGAAAGAAGCAAACCAGCCAGAAAGCCCCGTACTGAAAAATTGATGAAACCTTGGCCTGATTTCTACCGTTCCGCTTCGCACCTGATAACCACGATGCCCATTTATGTCCACCTCGCCCGTCGCGTAAATCTTAAACGGATGCATTCCAAGAGTGTTCGCTGACGCCGACGCATCCTTAATCTGAATCGTCATGTTGTTCGGCGTGATCCGAAAATCGTCCGAAGTGCCGCGCACAATCTGCGTATTCATCAACGCCTGAGAGCAGGACGCGAACACCTCAGACTGTCGGCGTGTCGGCAATCCCTGCTTGCCAATCCCTTTTATCTTCATCCCCGGTCGTATAGGTGCGAATCCCATATTATTTCGCTTTCACGTACCGGGTTTCTCTGACGAAGATGTTCCCCATCCAACGGCTGAACACCGAGGTGTCAACGGTGATCTCCGCGCCGCTCGATACCCAAGCCAAGTATTGTTCGCCGCTCGGTGTTGTCGGCACGTCAGAACCCACTGGCGTCAACTTGTCCACGTAAGCCGACTGGTACAGCGTGAAGTAATAGAGTTGCTGCGGGATGGTGTTGGCCAAAACAAGCGCCTCATAGGTCGCAAAGCTTCCTCCGGTGCCGACGAGGTAATAATCGCGTTGAATCCTTAGCGGCGCGTCGATCACTTGCCGGTTGCGTCCAGTCGGATAGCTTGGCAGAGAATCAATCCCGATGAAGTTGTAGCTGTAATTTCCGCCCGCATCGGTCCATGAATCTGGAATCTTGGCATATTTCCGAGTCCATTTACGAACGCCAGAGCCGGGGGATTGGGGCGAACCTTCCTCAACTAAATAATAAGTTGGAAAATCGGGCGAGACGGTATTCAGTGCAGTTGGCGTGAATGAAATCTCATCGCAAAGATAATCCTGTTCCAAGAGATAGAGCGCCGAAGTGTTTGGCAGCGGCGCAGAGAACCGCGGCGGCCCGTCGATTTGCGGGCTTGACCAGTTGCCGTCTCTGAGAAAGTCGCTCATTCGTCTTTGACTTGAAAATTGACCTTCATTCCATCAGTCGGATTGATTATGTCTCCGAGCATCTTATTCAGGTCAGCTATATCGTTTGATGTTTTGTCCTGAATGTTTTTACTGACGGGAGATTTAATATCGCCAATGCCGTGACTTATGTTCCATTCGTTCAGGCGAGCCGCCTTATCGGCCAACCATTGCTCAGTTGTAGAGATGGGAGACGTGTTTCCAAATCCGCCGCTGGTTCTAATCGATTGATTTGTTTGATCCAGCGCCATGGACATGTTGTCGAATGCAGAAGTTGCGCCTGAGAGCCTTCCGCGAGCTGAGGCGGTACGAGCTGCTGCGTTCTTTTTCTCCTCCTCTGTCCTTAGAACAAAATTCTTATTCTGTTCAATGCGACGTTCGGCCGCCTGGATTTGTTGTTCTAGCGAGCTTCGCGCTGCGTTTTTTGCCATTAGCCCTTCCACCTCGCCCGGGGGCATTCCAGGCACAATGTCATGGTGTGGCATGTGCTCCAACTCGGCCCGCTGTTTGGACACAAACTCTTCATCAGCCTTAATTAGTCCCTCCGCCCTTGCAATTGATGGACGCCCTGAAATGGAGCGTTCAGCAGCATTGGCCGCTGATACTTCGTTTCCAGCCGCTGTCTTTTGTGCGTTCAGCGCGAACAAAGCCCGAGATTGCAACCCTTGCGTGACCAAAAGCTTCTGATGCTCCAATCTTTCTTTATCCACCTTGGACAACTTCTCCGCCGCGCCGACTTGTTTATCCAATAGCGAGAGCTGCTCGTTAAGATTTTCAACCAGTTTTTCCGCCCCAGACTTATTCTGGCCGTTTTGAAACTTTTGCCAGTCTCGGTCAAAGTCTGCTACCGCCTTTTGAGCCTCTCGCAAGGCATCTTTGATATTGATAATTGGTTTGTTGGTTCCCTTTTCCAAGGCATCCGTTCTCGCACCGAAATCGTCGATTGCTTTTTTGAAGAAACCAAATGCAATTGTAGCAGCGGTGAGTGCCGCACCAACTGGAGAAATCATCGCTTTGAGAGCAATACCGGCGATTGGTGCCTGGTCTGTCAATTCATGCAAAAGCTTTTTGAACTCTCTCCCGCCGTTACTGGCATGGATAAAGGATTTGTGCGTATCCATCGCGCCGCCCTGCACACTGCGAAATGCGCGGTCTACGGGGCCAGTATCGGCACCAAAGCGGACTGTGATTTCCTCATTGATTGGACACCTCGCCGTTAATTCGTTGAAGCCGTTCGCTGAGAATCTTTCCAGACCTGCCGCCCACCCGATAGTTCGGATCGTGCCGATGCTTCGTGCAGTTCATTAGTTGGTTCTGAATTCGCAATGGCATGTTAAGAATGTATTCGACTGAGTAGCCGTATTCCGAGGCGAGGAAGTCCACCCGATGCGCCAGCCAACTTGCTATTGGGCCCGGCGTTATTCCTGCCGCCTTGGGACCGCCAGGCGTGTCCTGAATGGTTGCCGCGAAATAATTAGCCAGTGCCGACAAAGCTTCCCCATAATCCATTCGCAGCATTTTCCAAAAGTGCCGCCACGGTTTTCGCTTCACCGACATGAACCGAATGAAATCCGAAATTTCCTCGCGGTCTGGCATTCGTTGTCGGGAGAGAACGGGACATTCCAAGCCATCCAAAATGAGCCAATCCCTTGGCGTCATCTGCCGAATCTCAATCCCGCAAATGTTCGTGGGGAAATTTAGAAACGCGGCGTCTCGAGCGTCATTCTCCGCTTTGACCGCCTCGCGGAACCCCGGAATGTCATAGCGATTGAATTGCACACGTTAAGTAATCACTACAGTGCTGATGGCTGATTTAATGGTGCAGGGAATCGTTGTTTGTCCGGCCTGAGTTTGGGAGACGCCAGTGGAAACGATGTAACAAGCACCGTAGACAGTTGATGTGAACGTGGCAAAGTTTGAAGGGATCGGCTGCGTCTCGGAAGACAGTTGCAACGTCATGCTGCCAGTTTTTTCGCCGCGTGTTTCTTTTCGTCCGCTTGGCAGATTTTGACGGTCAGACCGCAACACCGAATTGCTGCTGGTCGTCATCGAAATATCGATGCAGGTGTAAGTCTGCCCACCGATACTCAAGTCCTCCGCTATTCCGGCCCTTACTGAGCCGTCGTTTAAGATGTCGCTCATAAAGTCTTACAGAGGAATTGCCACGATTTGCAGGTTTACCGTCGCTGTATCGGCCAATGCGTAAATCGTGGTTCTCGATGTTGGGATGAACGCCCATTCGCCAGCCCTCAGCTTGCAGAACGCGGTCGAACCGGCGACAACCGGCGTATTCAAATCTATGTTGACGAAGTTGGTCGCGTCGAGGTTCTTGAGAAACAGATACCCCGGCATCACGGAATCTGCCGCGACCACGAGTGCCTCCGTAGTTGTGCCGATGGCCTGAACATTGACCGCCGCCGTGCTGCCGGATTGCGTTACGGAATTGGAAGACGAAGCAGAGATGCTGCCCCCGGCGGTGGTTCCGTTTGCCCAATTAACTACGCCAGAGAATGTAACGGTGTTTGCCATAAATTAAGTTAGGAATATTGAGTTTTGTTTTTGTTCGAAAAGGATGCGCATAGTGAAGTTGTAAGAGAGGGTTGTGCTGTCCTGGTGCCGGTCGTCTTCGAAAGTTGGCGTTGAACCTGTTTCCTCGATGTGCGCGAGCGAATGCCATTCCATAGCGTCGGAAACGGATTGCCGGTGCGACAGCATCAAATAACGGACGGTTCCGAGCAGTCCATAATGGTCTTGGTCCGGGTCGGAGCCGCGGCGGGTAACAACCTTCAAATAAAGGGTTCCAGTCCACGAATCCGCCCAACCCGTCGAATCGCTTTGGCGTATCCATCGAGGCACACCGTTCGCCCCCGGAACCTTATTGCCATTCGTGACAACTTTGATTTCTACACGAGGTGTCGCCAGCCCTTCCGTGGATTGCTGCTTGTTCGGGTCATTCAACCCATTAGCCAACAGCACACTTGCAACCGCCAGAGTTAGCGCCTTTTCAATCTGATAAATTTCCATCCTTGGCGTGCTCACGCGGCTTGCCTCAATTCTTGCGGCCTGATGACTTGGCCGGTTTTCCAGTCGTAAGCGTATCCCTGTAAAATGTATTTACTCTTTTTGCTGATGTTATTGGCGGTTATCCGCATCGCATCGCGCACGATGCGTTCATCATCGCCAACACCCGCCGCGCGGCTAACGAGCGTTACAGACGGATGATTTTGAACGGAGAGCCCATTGTGAAAATCGCCTTTCGCTCCCTGAACATGGTCCAATATCCAACTCGCAACACTTCCGCCGCGGTCAACAATCCATTTCGCCCAAGCGGCCTTTCTTCGTCCAACGTGCGATTTGATTTTATCAGCATAGTCTTGGAAGTCCTCGAACGAGACGACATAAGGCGCGAACCATGCCGTTCCACCTTTCTTCTTTAGATTGCGAGTCCTGCCCCGACTGTTTCGGTTAGCTTCGTGAAACGCCTTCATCCCCGCTCCGGTTGGGTCAATTCTATTCCAAACAAGATGGGTGTGTTTGTCATTGGCGCCTGTCACCCATTGGTCTATGCCGGATACACCGAATTGACTGCCAACATCGTTCAGCATATCTGCGCTGACCGGCGTGAAAATCTTCATCAGGTCACGCCCGACCGCGTCCTGCCCTTGTTTCTTTGTTTTCGGAGGGGTGAATGCAATTATCCGCTTGGCGCATATCAAAGATTCGTTCTCAATCAACCTCGCTGCGTCCCCCGGCTGCCCTCTGCCAATCAATGCATCATGCAACTGGCCTAACTTATTGTTAAGCACATCGCTTTGCATTGTGACGGTTCCGAAGTCCATTAGTTGCTTTTGATGGTTGTGATAAGCCAAGCCTCGCCCGCATTGTGAATTTCGGAGACTTCGTAACCCGCATTGTTGTAAAGAACGGGGTCTAGTTTCTTTGGAACTACCCCTCGTAAGTCCAAAGGCACAATGACCCCGTCGATTGAAATAGTTTTCGTGCTGCCCCGATCCCCTTTGAAGACTTCGATGGTTACAGGAGATCGTGAATTAAACCCGGCGTCCTCCATTACGAATTGCATCGGGTTATCATTTACGATGGCCGCAACTTTGCGACCCGCGTACAAGACCAGCTCGCGGCTCGTTTGGACTTCCGCGAGCTGGCCTTCAGTTCTGCATGTGTCAGCAATGCTCACTAAGGGGCTTGGGTCTTAATTGCGTATCCAAAGAACACGTCGCCAAGGTTTGTTGCTGAACCGCTGGAATTGGTGCAGTAACGAAACAATAGAAACCGAGCGCCGAGTGTATCGACATTGGTCGTTACAATCTTATATGTCGCCGGGTCTTGGCTTGAACTGGTCCAACCGAGTGGGCGCGTCAAGCTTTCAAAGGCATTGGTGCCGTTGATGACTTGTCCTGTTCCAATGCTGTAATAAAACGCGCATTGGTTGACGGTTTCAGCCGCAGCGTTTGTGCTGGCGATTTGAAATGTCACCTTGTTCTGCTTGCTCACATCGACAACCAAATTAAGATTGGTTGCGGCGGAGAACGCCAAAGCGAAATGATTGGTGATCGTTTTATACGCATCAACCGCGTCTGAGGCGCTCGCCGCAATTGCGGCGAGCGTGAACAGTGAGAGAATTAGTTTTTTCATATTCGTATCAGTTAAGATTCGTGTTTGGTTTCGGATTATGCGCTGGTGAGGATGAATCCCGCGGTTGCGTCAACTTTGGCGAACCCGTCAATGCAGCGGAGCGAGTTCCATGAGGTGCGAGTAGCTGGATTAAACCAGGCTTCAGCGAGCACCTGAATGTCCAGACCATCAACAGTCATGGTCGAGCTTGAAAAAACGCCGCTGGTGTTCACGGACGGAAGGATCGGCAATCCGATAATTCCACCGATGGCCTGCGGATTGCAGGCAAAGCCCTGAGCATTGGCGGCAGACCCGGTCCAATCAGTGTTGTTGTAGATGCCATCCCAACCGTATGGCTTCCAAGCCTGTGGGCTGCCCCCGACAGTTCCCGCCACTTGGAAGAATCCGGGCACGTTGGAAATGCGGGCGATGTAGGAACCGTCAATTATGAGGTTCTTGATTGACGATTTCTTCAATGCAGCCTGAAGTGTGGCAAGGTCGGTGAAGCTGAACAGTTCCGCCGCACGAATTACAGTTGCCGCCCCGAAGTTGGCGACGCTGATTGGGGCAATTGCCGCCTCAATAACAACGTTAGCAAAGTTGGCGGTGTTTCCAGTCACAAGGTCTTGCATCCTGACTCCGCTGTTCAGATCGATGTTTGAAATCTGATATGAAACAGAGTGTTCATGCGGGGTGACGGTGACGGGAGCGACCGTGCTATTCCCAGATTCGTAACTCGTCGGGTCGGTCTGTGCTGTGCTGAAAGCCGTGACATGCTTCAGGATTCCGGGCGCAAGCGGCTTGTAGCCGTCAGGACGCGTATCCATAGAGAAGGCCCGTAGCATCGCCCAACGGTTTTGGAGGTCGGTCACAGAGCCATCCATCAGGAAGCTTGTAAGAACCGAAGTTATCGTGTTGGCATTCTGAGGAAACGGCATTTGCTGATTGCTGAAAGGGTTAATCCCAGCCGATGCCAGTGCCGCGAAAAGCGGGTCTTTGACGCTGCCGCTTCGCACGTCTCTTCGGCAGGCTTCGATCAAAATCTGATTCCAGTCGTTTACTTCGACCTTGTACCGTTCGGCGCGAACGGGATGTTTGGTCTTCAAGTCGAGAACTGGATCAACCGCCGAAATGTTGAAAGTGGTTCCCATGGCTGAATTGCCACTGATGGTGTGCGGCGTCCGCTTGGCGATGGTTTTCAGCCGTGCTTCATTTTCCATGCAAAGCGCGAGTTCCTCATCGCGTTCGTCATTGGTCAGCTTCATGTCGGCGATGAAACCATCGAGGGCGGCGCTCACCCGAGCTTTCTTCTCCTCAGCAAGTTGCTTCTGCATTGCTGCAATCTGAGAAGAAAGGCCAGCGTCGAGAACGATTGTCTTTCCGCTTTTGTCGGTGTTATCACTTTTGGTCGTCGGGATGTTCTCCAAAGCGGCCATTAGGGTTTCTTCGGTTGCGTCTTCGGCAACTTCGATGCCGTGCTTCTTGAGCAGGGCTTTGATTTTGTCCATACGGTGTGTATTCCTTGCCCCACCGGGAACACCGGCAGAGATTGTCTGTGTGTTTACGCTCCCCGGCGTATTCGCAGCGGGAGCAAATTGTGAATAAATGTTTGAGACTGGGTGATTCCCAAACATCAGGCCCATTGCCGCGACTCCGTTTTTACATCGGTCTAAGTAAGCGGCAGGAAGTGGTCGATAAGCGGAAGCAGCAACGCTCGACGCATCCGTCTCGTCAGCCAAACCGAAATTGACTGCCTCGCTTCCGCGAATCCATGTCTCTTTGGCCATCGCATCGCGCCATTCCTGAATAGGCTTTCCGGTTTCCTCCGCATAAATTTCAGCCATCATCTCGCCATGCTCTTTGAGCATTTCGGCGGCTTTCTCCATTTGGTCGTCATCTCCGCGAACGTCCGACCATGGCTTATGAATCATCCAAATGGCAGACTTCGGGCTGACGACTTTTGAAGCTGCCAACGGGAAAACGGAAGCGATTGAAAGCGCGTATCCGTCCACGTAAGCTGTAATGTCTGCGCTGCGCTGCTTGAATGCGTTATAGATTCCGAGTCCTTCCTGAACGGACCCACCTTCCGAGTTAATGTGAACGTTGATTGGTTTACCTTTGGGGATGGATTTGAGTGCATCGCGCACCTCCTTTTCTTTGATGCCGGAATCGTCCCAGAAAGAACCACCAACCGCGCCAATCAGAAACAACTCATGCGGCCCGTTATCCTTCGCTGAGACTTCCAGACGATTGTTGCCCCGGCTGATATTTACGAAAGCTTTTGCCATATTAAGTCAGTTGAAATCGCATTTCTGGCGCTTTGCCGGAGGAATAATCTGCGTCTGGCTCGGTCTGTGGCGGAACCGGCAGGGCCCCGGTGGGGTTGATAATCTGCGCGAGGGTTATGCCCTTGTATTTCGGGTTTTCCAGAAGCCTGATAGCGAATGCTATTTCCTCCGCCCGTTGAGTCATTTGCTCGTGCCAGTCCAACCCGAGCTCTGCGCATATATCCTGAAGGGTGCGAAGTCCGGCCTGATATTCAGAGATTATGGCGTTTGAATTGCGCCCGGTGTCCACGTTCGGAGCCCGCGGAGGTCGGACACACGCCTTGAACCAATCTTTCGGGGTTCCGCCTTGGACAGCCATCGTCTTGTCGAATCGGCTGGCGTAGAACATGTACCACTCGTAGATACTCCGAACCGCCGTCTCGATTACCGCGGAGCGCGACCGGAAAAATATCGTGCTGATGTCCAAATCAGCACGAGTGACCGTACCTTGCATCGAGTAAGGCAGGACGAGGAGTTTGGAAATCCCAACGCCAGCACAAATCTTGGCGATGAGATGTTCCCAGAAGGCTTGTTCTGATGCTGATGGCCGAGTGGCTCCAAATTGAGATATGTCCTCCCCGGTGCGTAGATAGATCGTGTCATCACCGAGCGTTGATTTGTAATACTGGTCATCCGCCTTTGTAACACTTGTTCCAGCCGCATTTTGGCTGTTGGTATTCATCCGGGCCCGGCGGAGAGTGGCCGCATTCGGTTCGCCAGCCGCGTTCTTGATGACGGCGCTCAATCGTGCGGCATTCTTGGATGTCCGCTTCATGTACATTTGGATGTCGTCCAAGTCGTGCAGGTCGTTCATCACCGGGTAGAGGAAAGACAACCCGCGATACATTCCCGGGCGTTCCGGTTCGAATAGATGAATGATTTCAGACGCGGGAATCTCTTTGAATCCAGCCGAACCTTCGTCTTTGTCGGACTGCTTGATCCAATAGCTGATTGGCCGGCCAATGGCGTCAATCCCCACCCCATCAACGATGGTTACGCCTTCCTCTTTGCTCTTATCCTTCGGCGTATAGCACCTGTGCGATTCATAAAGGCGCAGTCGTGGCCGTCGGGTGTCCGGTGATATTGTTTTATGGATGAACACCTCACCATCGATGAACCAACGCCGCGCCATTTGGCTTTGTAAACAGCCAAAGTATTGGAGAGAGACTAAATCGGGATACTTGCACCACGTCTGCCAGGATTCCGCCGCGAGTTGATTCCAAGCCTCATTGCTGGAATCGGGAATCACCTGAAGGCCGGTTGCCCCGACTGTGAATTGCTCGAAAAGGTCAACCAGACGGTTGCAAATGGCGTTATTAGCCTCGAAATATCGGGCTTTGCGGAGAATTTCGATTCTGGCGCTGGAATCCGCATCAAACCGGGCGTCTTGAACCGAGCTTTGAATGTAGGTGCGGTCCCCTGACCAGTTCCAATAGGCCGCTTCGTAGCGATTCAGAACCCGCTTTCCCCAATCCCATACACTTTTCAAGGCGTTACCAAAACCACCCCGATTTGGTAACGCTTGATTTTTAGGCTTAAAAACCCCCAAGAAATCGAAGATGAGCTTTTTCACGGAACCACCCCCGCTCCGCTTGGCCAGCGGCCCAAAGTGTGATCGATATGAACTGAATCCACTCGTTGCATCCGGTCGTCGTCCATCATCTTGGCGAAAATGGCGGCGTTATTGGTTGAATCGTCCGCGTCCGGCTCGTCAAGGCTCAGAAGGTCTAGCGCCGTCTCGTGAACCTCCGCGAATAGTTCCAACATTTCGGAAAAGTCCTCGAAAGTGATCGCTTGATTGCGATTAGGGATTGCGAACGAAGTGGATCGGCCATTACCAGAGGTGCCGATGATTTGCCGACCTGTTCCGGGGTCTTGAGCAAGGATAGAAGCCTCAATTTGACTGAGAAGGGAAGCAGATTGATCGTTGGCTCGCAGTAGCAACCTGCGAAGTTCCATCCGGCGAAAAGCTGCGGTCGTGGCCATCTACCGTTACCCGCCGCACAGTAGGGTTTCGGTGTCCGGTTCAGTGTTTCGTTAATGCCGCATGGGGAGCGACCCCTACACGGCGAAACTACTGTCCGGCTAATGTGGTTTTAACCCGTTTCCGCAATGGGGTCAATACCTACAGCTAATTTTGTTAGCCGAAGCTACATTTTTGTTCTACGTGGAACTATTTCCCCCAACCCCAAGCACTGCCCTTGCCTCTCATCGGCGTGCGTGACCGCGACCGTTCGCCCAATTGCAGCCAGCCGCGCAATAGTGCCAGTTCAGCTATCCGCTTGCATTCGGCGCGGCCCTCAGCGGTTTTGTAGGTTGGTTCCGTGAGTAATGGTTCGTTTTTAGGTTTCATTTCTCCACCAAATCAATAATCCCAAAGAACGCCGCGAGCGCGATTTGCATTATCTCGCAATCGTCCAAGTGGTCCGGCCAATGTTGCGACCGCTTCTGCCAGTGCATAACGGTTTTCCCCGTCCTCCGCTTAAACTCTGACACCTTTATTTTCGCGTCGAGGTGCCGCCAGTAAACCTCGTTGTTCATCGCAGGGCTCACGCTCCATTTATGGCCAGCCTCACCCTTTCGCAAGTCCTCCAAAATGTCTTTGATGTAGTCAGACGAGAATTCAAACAGGCTCATCTCAATCTGCCCCGCTTCCGAGGTGCCGATATACGGATCGATGGGTTGAAGGAAGTAAGGAACTTTCAACCCGTCCACCGTCCATCGCTTGTTCTCCGGCATTCCTTTGGCCGGCATCCAGCCCATGTGTAGGGGAATGGCGTCCGCGCGGTGGAGTATCTCGCCGAAGCGGGCGCAGTTTTTGTAGATGCTGGCGTCTGACTTGGCGCCGTGGCCAGAATCGAGCATCACCGCCGCGTCGGGTATTTTGTGCTTTGTCTGAACGTCCCTTAGCTCCTCGATGGTATCGCGATTTCCACAGTCTATCCCCATCGATTCTTTGCCGCTGAACCCGCGCACGACGTACCAGAAGTGCGGCGATTTGAACTGGCAATCAGCCGTAAGTTGCAACTTCCATTCGGCGCCCATCTCAATTTGTTGCTTCGAAATAAGCTCGATGCGTTCCCGTTGCCGGTCCTGGGATTGGTATGGCTCTGCCAAATCGCCGTTGATGAACCCCTGCAAACCAAGCAGTGAATTCTTCGCGTTCAAAAACTTCATCGCCAGATTGCCGATAGACGTTTCCGGTGAACACGCATAAAGACTCGGAAGATGCCTTGAAACAAACCCAGCCGATGCAGTCTTCGTCGGTATCCAAATACCGTTGCGGTTCATCGTCGTCTTGTGCCCGTCGAGAATATGCCCACCGCAGTGCGGACATTGGAACCGTGCCGAACGAAACACCCGATCCATGTCCCAAGTGCTGTCAGCCCGCCGCGCCTCTTTGTCCCAGAATACGTAAGCGCAATTGGCTTTAGGCAGGACGGTATAAGCCTCAGACCACGCCAACACGAACCTTCTACTTGTCGGGTGATGGATACCGCATAGCGGGCACGAGACGTTATACCGCCTGAAATCGCCTTTCATCGCTTCCTGCCAAATCAATTCTTCTTCAATGGTTGGCGTCGATGACTTCCACCGCTGCGGGTTGGCCTGGCCCTTCGTTCGCTGCTCCGCGAGGTTCACCGCGTCCGCTTCGGTGTTGCCTTTGTCGAACTTGTCCACTTCATCGAGAATGACGCGCCTGCAAGGTTCGGAAGATAGGCCGCCGGGGGAATTGCTGCCCACGATGGTAAACGCCGCGGCACCTACCCGTTGCTCTAAGGTCTTCAGGTCGTGCCGCGCAGCCCCACTTGGCAATGAATTCCGGGTGCCTTGCGAGGCTCTCAGCATCGGAATCCACCGCTTGCGCGAGAACCGTTGCCCCAAGTTAATCGAGGACATTACCCACATGAAGTTACACGGGTCATTTTGTGAACACCAAGCCGCACCGGCCATGAAGATTACCGTCTTGCCCGACTGCGATCCGAAAACTAACACCTCATCGTGAACCGACTTGTCCGCGAAGTCGTTAACAGCATCGATGATATATTCCCGGCCACTCGTCACGAACGGCCCGCGGTTGCCCGCCTCATCAAACCGCAGATTTTCAACGCACCATTCCGCCGGGAGTTGCTTTGGTATATCCGAGAAATACCGGACGGCGTTGAGGGATGCTGATTGGAGTGCGGTCATGTGGTTTCGTGCGTCCAGACACAAAATGCAATCTCGTCTCCAGACCGATTCATCCACAATTCCGCAACTTTTTCAGCTTCCTCTAAAGAATCATAAAATACGGTATCCTCCCTAACTCCAAATAACGGAAGCTCCGATGCCGCATATGACGCAACATCTGGCTCATCTACGTAATATTTTATCATTCCTTCACCTTTCCAATTTCAGTTCGCAACATCGTCAACGTCTCCGCGACGTAACGATCTATCTGGTCTTGCGCGTGCTTCGGGTCTGTGGGGTTTACTAAATGCGCCAGTGTGCCGGACATTGAGAGTAGCCGCTGGCGTATCGGCATCAGCACATTGTCTTGCCACTTCAAATTATCCGCGAGCGGGATTGTCTCGCCATCCGCGATCTTGTTCTTTCGTTCCTGGTCCGCCGCTTGCGCGTTCTTTAGCCTGATTTCCGCCTCAGCCTTTTCGCCAAGCATCGCGCAGTTGTAAGCCTTAAGCGGTATCAACTCCCTCGGCTTAAACGTGAAGCCGTTCTTTACAAACTTACGTTCCAGCGTCCGCGATTCTATGCCTGCTGAGGTCGCGTAGTCGTTTAGTGTGTGTTCAATCATCGCAGCTTGTCCACGATCCGAACATGGTCCGCGCCTGTAACGGATTGGAGCCGCTCGTTGATGGCGCGAAGCTCATCAATAATCAGAACAAGAAGATCCGCATCGGGTTTGGCCCGAATCGTTTCTACCACCTGAACGTCTGGGTCTGGTGGTATCTGTGTAATGCCTCGATATTCAGTTGGTTTCTTAGGTTTTTGGCTCATAGCTAATTTTTTTTCTTACGTTAACGTTATAGGAGCTTGACAAGGGTTTCCAGTTCCCCTTTCACTAATCGAATACCCATCTTTCACGACTGTCTCGATTGTGGACATTTTCAAAATCGCTCTCATAAGAATGTTGCGCTATGTCACAACCCC